GAGAATGAGGATGGGCAAGTTAAGTTAGCTTCAACTGCTGATATGTTAGCCGAAGAGTTAGCTGTATCAGGTGCCACCTCTCCGATTAGTCCCGAAAAATATGAAGGCTGATGTTTAACCTAAGGTTCCTGAAGAAGGAAAACGATCTAAACAAGATCATTAAACAACAAAAGCGCGACAGGCTTCCTCTTAATATTCTATTCACATCGTTGTGGGATAAGAAGTCCCAAGACTTAGTGACTAAAGTTAAAGAGAAGTATGAGCATATCGAGAACGGGCAACCCCTCTACATTGTAGACAGTTTTCATATGCCTCATAGCTTTGTTATTTACAACACTACAAAACTTCCTCAACTTGTTCGCCTGAGCAGGAAAGGGATCTCATCAGAAGACTACCTATCCATGGTAGAGAAAGCTTTAAAGATTATATAAAATCGTCCTTTCTTCTTTCGATATAATTCTCTATCTTCTGTTTATACTTTTTGTCCCTAGTATAGAGCAGCTTCATATTATTTACAATTATTGTTGTAAAATAGTTAAACGCTGTTCCTTTTCTAGGTTTAAAGTTTTTAACAGTTTTAAGGACTAGAGCAAAGCATTCTTGTTTCGCATCATCAGGGTCTACCTTGAATCTAAATGAAGCTATAATGTTTCCTATTAGTAAATCGAATAAAGAAACTAGATCATTCTCATAAGTATCAGGATCTTGCTGGTATAATAGGATGATTTCTTCAAATCTTTCGTTATCAATATAGTGATTCTTCATACTTTATAATAGACATGTTCGACCTGAATAAACTGTACGCAGGGCATAAAACTCACGGTGACAATCCTTTGTGTGAAGGTTGTACAGTCCTAGAGAAGAGTAAGCCTTGTCACTCCGTCATGGACTACGAGGATTTAGAAGAGTCCCCAGTACTATTCCTATCTGATTCTTTAAAATATAGACTAGGTACGATTAGCTGTTTCTCTAAACCTGAGATCGCCTTGATAGAGGACTGCTATAAAGAAAGCTACCAATTGGCTGCTTCTGTTAAGTGCCCATCTGTGAAGGAGGCTGATATGTCTCCGAATAATATGAACCTATGTCGTGCCCACCTAGAGGCTACTATCGACAAGGTTAAACCTAAACTTGTGTTCCCTTGTGGGAACTTAGCCATGAAAATGCTGATCAAGAAGAGCGGCATCACCAGTAAACGAGGTAAATCTTATGAGTTCACTACTACTATGGGGCACCGCTGTATCGTTGTTCCTATTTTCCACCCTTATTCTTGTATTAAAGAACCAAGGCACACAGTCCTTTTCCGAACAGACATCCAAAACGCATATGAAAAATATGTACTTGGCAAAACATCTGAAGGGACCTTCAGCTATAAAGTCCTCACGAAGATCGAAGAAGTTCAAGCTTTAACAGACAACCTAAGGGACTCAAAGGACACTCTTGCTGTAGACATTGAGACTACTGGCC